CCAAGTGAAAAAATAAGTCAATTTTTAATTGGTTTTATATGATATCAAAACCCCGTATTTTCTTAGAAAATACGGGGTTTTTATTTTTTTTGATTTCATTTGAATATCATACAATATCAAATTATTGGGGGATTTTTTGTGGGATATTTTTATATTTAATTTTTATCCCACAATTTTCTAGATTCCTGACAATCTGTCTTTCATCGTATTCATTAATTTTTCTCGTCCCTCGTCTGTCGCATGTGAATAATGATCAGTCATGCTACTGTTTTTGTGGCCAATAAATTTTCGTAAATCATTGCTATTAGCTCCAGCAAGTAAAGCTTGGGTATTAAAGTTGTGGCGTAGCAAGTGAGGGTAAACCTTTATATCATATTCTTTTTCTAACTTACGCAGTAAATCATTCATACGCGTAACCGCCCAAGGACGATTAGAAGTTGGGTTTCTAAAAATAAAATCATCCTGGTGCAAAACAGCTCCATGGTCTTTAGCAATGCTAACTGCTTTTTCTATGGAATATTTAAGTAGTCGATAACCTTCGCCGTCTATTAGTAATATTCTTCTACCAGCTGGTGTTTTCGTACCTTTTCCCTCGGGAGTACGAAGGGTTCGAGTGGAATCTAATGTAATGCGCACTTGCTGTTTAGCATCATCAAAAGTAAGATTTTTAAGTTTTACCCCCATAACTTCACCACGCCGCATTCCCCAAACAGCAAGATAGATCATTGTAAAATCATATTTAGTAAAAAATGCTCTACAAGCTGATATAAATACATTAAACTCTTCAGTTTCTAATACTTTAAGCTCAATAACCTCATTTTCTTCTAATTGCTCTATTTCAGCAAATTGAAGTCTGTTTTTTTCTAGTTTCTCATATCTAACTGCAGAGTTTAAAATGCTTTTCATTAATTTATGCATCGCTTTGACTGAGTTGTTTGCGTATCCATTTTTAATTTTTTCGCGCAAAAAGTCTTCGTAAATATCTAAACTTATATCCGTTAAATAGTAATTACCAAAGGGGATTTCTAAGTGATTATTATAAATACTATACTTATTCGCTATCGTGTCCTTGCTTTTGTTTTTCTTCTTAAACATTTCCATGTAAGTGTCAAACCATGTATTTAAAGTCAATTTTTCATTTGCAAAAACATATTCTTTTTTATTAGCTTTCAAATTTTCAATGTTGTTTTTATAAACTTTTGCAGCAGCAATTGTCTCAAAACCAGATTTATTTATTTCAGGATAATCATTACCTTGCTTATAACGAACTCGTATCCCATAACGCTTGCCTTTTTTTGTCATGTATTCATAAATGCCTAAATACTTTGTGGGTTCCCATTTGTTCTTTGCCATTTTTATTCATCCTCTCTAAGTTATTAATAGTACGTACGTTCTGTTTTTGGTTGTAAAGAAAAGCCCAAAAGGGCAAATCTTTGTTTTAGTTAGTTTTGAAATAAAATTGAAGGTACTTAACAAGTGGTGCATTATCGCTTTTATCTACAACTCCATAAATATATCCTTCGCCTGTACCGTCATTATATAAAGTAGCGTTCAATTCATTTGGTATGACTGCAGAAATATCAGAAGAATATGCAGTCCCTGTGCCTGAAATATATTCAAAATCAGCTTCACTCATATTGAATTTATTCTCCGATGAAGCAATATCATAGGCCTTTACTTTGATTTTGTTTAAGATGTATTCTTTTCCCTCTGAAGGTGCTTCATTGAACTGGTTTTCAGCCTTAATTAATTGCCAGGCTTTATCTCCTCGAATAGTTTCAGTTAAAGTAATATCCATGCTCGCTTCAAAATTATCAAATGTATCAGTATCCATCATTGTCCCAGTCAATGAAAGGGGTGAATTTAGTGGCATTGGATTTGCTCTTGTTCCTTCGTCCGAATCTATAGAATCATCAGTTGAATAACTGTCATCATATGTAGTATCGTCCAAAGCATCATCACTTACACTATCATCTGTTGCTTCGCTTGAAGTATCTGATGTTGAAGACACGTCTTCGTCAGCTATTGTTCTATCAGGATGACTTGCTGCATAACCAATAATAGGAATAATAATTGCTGACGAAATTAATAAATAGAACCACCATTTTTTAAATAGAGATGTAAAACGCCCTCCACGAATCATGCCCATTAATCCTGCTATAGCGAAAAGCACAAGTGGTACAATATAAAACAAGGATATACTAATAGTGCCTCCTAATGCGGCCGAAATCATAAAAGTGCTACCTAATAAATGATGTTTTTTAACAATACATGCACCTACCAATCCCAAAATTGAGAATAATAGTGCAATAAAACCAGTTGTGGTTACAGAATCGGCTCCATCAGCCTCAAATAGTGATGCTGCTCCACCAACTGTCATGACAAGTATAGCTGTTAATATACCTATTATTCCTCCAATTAATCCAAGTACAAATTCTGTTTTTCTACTCATTTCCATGACGTTCTCTCCCTTTTTTACTTTTAATTTATATAATCGCAAAGCGTTTATATCTTTATAAATCGTTCCATCTCGAAGGGGATACCTGTAAAAACACATATTTCTTTTTTTGTTTTAAATCTTGTAAGATCGATTTCTGAAAGAATTAAACTAACGGCAAACTGATGTGCTTCTAACTCAATTTTGCTTAGATTAGACCAATGTATTGATTTTGTAAATGTAGCGTTAATCCTCGTATGTAGTAACGCATGCCCTAATTCGTGTGCAACAACATACTTAATCTGATAATCAGAAAGATTGCTATTATAGAAGATAAATCTATTTCTGCGTATATATTTATAAAATCCATTTGTATCGTTAGTCAAATTCCACGGCGTAACAATTATATTAAGTATTTCGCATAATTCAAATGGATCAGATGTGTGATGTTCCTTTCTAAGTTTTTCAATCAGTGCAGTTGGCCACATATAGAATACCCCCGATTTACTCTATATTATTTTTTTTGTTTTTAGGTGCGTACTTTCTATTGATACGAGTTGCTTGTTTTTCAGCGAATTCCATTGCATCTAAAATACTTTCCAATGCTTCCGTTGTAATCGGCTCACCATCATAAAGTAACCCATCTCCATTTTTCAAATCTTCCCTAAGTGCATCTATTCTTTTTTTCATATCTATTTCTTCTTTGAGAGTAAAACCTTCTGCATTTATATTTTTATGGCGGCTTCTGCCATGTAAATAATCTAGACTTACATCAAAATAGTTAGCTAGTTTATTTTGAATTTCAGCATCGGGCATTCTTTTGGCTTGTTCGTATGAAGCATAAGTAGTTTTTGCAATGCCCAATATTTTAGCCATTTCCTCTTGTGTTTTATTACTTTCTTTTCTCAATTCTTTAATTCTTAATGGGAACATACGTGCACCTCCTCGTTTCGAATTATACTATACAAATTGCGTACTTACTATTTCAAATTAGAAAACAATACAAAAAGAGTATTTATCTATTGACATAATACAAAATGCGTATTATTATAAAAGTACGCAATTCGTACTACTTGGAAAGGGGTGATAAACATGGAGTGGTTAAAAAATTATAGATTAGAAAAAGACTTGACACAACAGGAAGTAGCTGAACAATGCGGTATACCTAAAACCACATATGCATCTATCGAACAGGGCAAAAGACGGCCTTCTCCCGAACGTGCGAAATTAATCGCGAGTAACTTGGGATTTGATTGGACTATTTTTTTTAGCAAATAAGTACGCGTTATGTATTATTTTAACTTAAGACTATGTATCATGCACAAAAAAAATGATACATCGGAAAGGAGAGCAAGTGACAGTAATAAAATCTTCAATTAACGCATCAAAAGTTATGCATTATGTGGGGGATATTCCTCAAAAACAATTAGCGGATTTACTTTCGACAAGTAGACCTAATGTGAGTCATATGCAAACTGGCAGAAGAAGGATGCAGCAAGATATTGCAACTTCAGCATTGAATAATGTGCAAAGTAATTTATTCAAATTAGCATTGTCGCATGAATTTACTGAATTAATTCCAGATGTTTTTGACGGTCCTGCGATTAATAATAATTCGTTATCCTATCTTGTTATGTATGAACAAGAAGCTAACGAATTCAGTGCAAATATTGATGAAGTAATGAAAATTTTTGTAAAGCCAGCGAGCCAGTTAACTCAAAGCGAGAGACTAACTGCAAGAAATAGTTTGAAAGAATTGATTGATGCACTTGGTTGGGGTTATAACCTTCTATTTCGTGCAAGTGATTATTTGAATATTGATGTTTATCAATTATTAAGTGAACAAGATGAGAGTTGGAAACAAAAAAAGTGGATTTGAAAGAGGTGAAGATAATGCCAAGTATTCTTAATGAGGAGGAAATTTTCAATCAGGTAAAAGAAACATCGATAATCTGCTTTTCAAGATTGGTCGAGGAATTAAAAGAATCGCTTATACAAAATTTTGAAGACGAAGAACTTCTTACTGCTAGAGAATTATGCGAGCGAATTTTGAAATGTAGTAAAAATACAGCAGATAAATATTATCTTAATAATGCTTCATTCCCTTTTATTCGACAAGGTAATGAACGTCGATATCCAAAAAAAGCAGTAGAAAAGTGGATTGAAGAAAATTCAAGGAAAAGGTGATTATATGCTGTTGGCAGTAAATATTGTAATTAGTTTTGGCATTTTGTTAAATTTATCAATCTATGCTTACCAGAAAGGAAGTGAAAAAGAAAAATGTCGATACCGATTTGGATAGCGATTGTGTGGATACTCGTGTTACTCGGGCTGATAAACCTAATAGAAAATGCTAAAAGGTTATACAAGAAGATAAAAAAAGTTGGATTTGCCAGCTGGTATGAAAGTTGGATTTATAAATGAGCGTAGGAGTACTTTTCATCGGTTTTGCGGTGTTTGTAGCATTAATAGTTGCTTTTAAAAGCGAAGAAGGAGGATTTAAGCGATGGAAGAAATAAGAGCAATTCAGAAAGTTGTGACCGTTAATAACGAAAAAAAATATATTGTAAGAATTACACCAATCAATGACTCCACAGGAAGAAAGACGTTCAAAGGCGTAAAAGTAAATATGTTACTTGAAAATGGAGAACACTTTGCTCAAGATACTTTTGCATCAACCATCAGTCCTGGAATAATTGAAAGCTGGATTGTAAACATGCATAACGCAAGCGAAAAAATTCAAAAAACCATGGATGCTTTTGAAAGTTGGGATGGTGAATTGAATGAATACTGGTGATTCAACGAGCATCACGATTATAGAAGGAGTAATGATTGTAACGACAAAAAAATAGACTCGTGCGCTAACACGAGTCTGACATAGATAGCTATTCGCTAAATATAAGAGTTGAATTACTTATAGTATATGCGATTAGCCCCGTTTTGACAAATTAATTTTTTAGAAAGGGGTCTTTATTATGCAAATTAAGACTAATGAGCTCATTGAAATTTTAAAGAATTCAAGAACTCACTCATTAGAACGAATCAAAGCTTTAGAGATTAACCTATTCAAGTACAAACAATTAAACACGAAACCACCACAGCAACTAACTGAAAGGATTGCTAAACACAAGAAAAAGATTAAAACAATAATAACATTAGAAGACGAATTGAAGCAGTCGAACCAAGAAAATTGGAAATTTTAATTAGGAGGATTTATTATGCAAAACAAAAATGACGAAAACAATAAAATGCATTTGTATCTAGATCATCTTGCTTACGAATACTATAGCGCAAATGAATACTATGAGCCCCAAAGGTGCTATCAATGAGGTGATATAAATATATATCTAGGACATTATCAAAATGATGATGAACGTAAGCAACTGATTAACAACTATGAAAATAGATATGGAGAGTGAAAGGAAGGTAAATGATGACACAAACAAGTATTGAAGAAGTGAAATTTGAGGAAGCGAAAAAGCTTGTTCAAGAACTGATTTCGATTGGAACATTTAATGAGAATATTTCTATAGTAGCAAGTGTTGGTTTAAATAGTGCTGAAGAGTTAACTAGTGTGTCAGCAGCCTCAGGTAGTCGTAAATCATTACTCATGCTGTACAGTAGCTTCACAGAAGCGTTAGTAAAGATACTTATGGAAGATCATAACTGTGAATGTAACATCTTCGCGCTTGTTGAGAGTGCAGCTGAAGGTGCTACAAAGGGCTATAACGATTTCAAAAAAAAGGAGAAGGAGATAACAGATGAAAACAATTAAATTGCTAAAGCTTCAACTAGAAAATTTTAAAGGTATCAAGGAACTAGAAATTGATTTTCAAGATAATACATCAATTTACGGAGCAAATGCTTCGGGAAAAACAACCATCTTAGATGCTTTTACATGGCTTTTATTTGACAAAGACAGCACAAATAAAAAAGACTTTGCTATTAAAACGCTGGATACTGAAGGCAACATTATTCACAAGTTAAATCATGTTGTAACTGCAGTACTGAATATCGACGGCGAGCAAATAGAATTATCTAAAAAATATATGGAGAAGTGGACCAAATCAAGAGGAAAACTAGAACAAGAATTAACAAGTCATACTACAGAATATTATATCGACGAGATCAAAAAGAAAGCGAATGAATACAAGTCATTTATTAGCGAGTTACTAGACGAGGAACTTTTCAAACTAATTACTAATCCTCTTTATTTTAATGAGCAATTTGACTGGAAAAAGAGACGTGCAATGTTGATTAAAATTGCAGGTGATGTAACGGATGATGAGGTAATAAGTGCAGATGATTCACTGAAAGATTTAAGCACCTTCTTAGGTAAACACTCAATTGAAGATAAATTAATTCAGATTAATGAACAGCGTAAAAATTTACGTAAAAGGTTAGAACTAATCCCTGAACTTATAAACGAAGCTACTAAAGCCAAACAAGACACTACCGGCTTAAATCAAAGCGATATTAAAGGTGAATTATCAGTAATTGAAGAACAGATTCAACTTATCGAACAAGAAAAAAATGTTTTGAAAAGTGGCGGAATACAAACCGAACTAAACAAGCAAAAAGCGAACATTGAACTGGAACTTACAAAAATCAAAGCAAACGAGCAAAAAGAAGTACAAGAACTATTAATGAGTAAAAAAGAAGAGATTTTCAAAGAAAGAAATGAACTTATAGATGTAAAGAACCGGATTGGTGAATCTACTTTTCTTATTCAGCGTAAACAAGGAGAAATTGCAACTAAACAGCAAGAATTAACTAAATTAGGCAAAGAGTGGGACGTATTGCAGTTAGAAAAATTTGACGAACATCGCAAAAAATGCCCGACCTGCAATCAAGATTTCCCAGCAGAACATTTGAGTTCTATGATTGAAAAATTCAATCAAGAAAAGGCAGAAAAAATAAAAGAAAATGAAGCTGCAGGAAAGTCAAGTAAAGCAGTAATTGAAGAAATTGAAGGTGATATTGCTGAACTTTCGTTTGATAATAAAGCGAATGATCTTGAATTGAATAATATTGATTCAAAATTAGAGATTTTGGAACAGGAAAAAAAAGCTTTAGAACATCAGCTGGAACAAGCTGAAAACTCTACTACCTACATTGAGAAACAATCTGAACTGGAAATGATTGAAGAAAAACTGCGTGATGAAAAAGGTTCTTCTATAACTGCAGTAGCAGAGATTCAAATCAAAATTGATAAATTGAATGCTGAAGCAAGTGATTTAAAAGCTGATTTAGCAAAATTTGATAGCAATCAGAAACAAGAAAACCGTATCCATGAATTAGAAGAAGAAGCAGCAGAAAAAAGCGCCGTATACAATGAGCTAGAAAAGGGATTGTACCTCATCGAACAGTTTAATAAAGCAAAATGTAATCTTCTTGAAGACAAGATTAATAGCAAGTTCAAATATGTTTCATTCAAGTTGTTTAAAACTCAAATTAACGGGGGGATTGATGAGTGCTGTGAAACGATTTACAACGGTGTACCTTACAATTCTGGATTGAACAATGCTGCTAGAATCAACGGTGGATTAGACATTATTAACGCACTAACAGAGCATGTTCAAGTTAGGGCGACGATATTTGTGGACAACAGAGAATCAGTAACTGAATTAATCCATACAGAATCACAGCTAGTAAGCTTAATCGTTTCTGAGTCAGATAAAAATTTGAGAGTGGAGGCATAGAAAATGGCAAAAGAGAATTATAGCGACCCAAACGGAAAATTGCTCAATAGTATAACGACATTTGAAGTGAATGGAGAAGAAGTAAAGTTATCTGGCAATATTATTAGGGATTATCTAGTAAGTGGAAATGCAGAGGTAACAGACCAGGAAATAATCATGTTTTTGCAGTTATGTAAATATCAAAAATTAAATCCATTTCTTAACGAAGCCTACCTAGTAAAATTCAAAAATACAAAAGGTCCAGATAAACCCGCACAAATAATTGTCTCTAAAGAAGCATTTATGAAACGTGCTGAAACACATGAACAATATGACGGATTCGAAGCAGGTGTAATTGTGGAAAGGGGCGGTGAAATTATTGAATTAGAAGGCGCAGTTTCTCTAGCCACAGACAAATTATTAGGGGGCTGGGCAAAGGTTTTTAGAAAAGATAGAAATAGGCCAGTTAGTGTAAGAATCAGTGAAAAAGAGTTTAATAAAAGACAATCAACTTGGAATACCATGCCTCTAACAATGATGCGTAAAACCGCAGTTGTTAATGCGATGAGAGAAGCTTTTCCGGATAACTTAGGTGCCATGTATACAGAGGAAGAACAAGGGGCGCTACAAAACACTGAAACTAGTGTTCAACAAGAAATTAAACAAAATGCTAATGCAGAAATGTTAGATATTTCTTCACAGCAAAATGAAGTGCCAAATTTTAAAGAAGTAAGAGAGCCAGAGCATGTAGAAATGCCACCGAAATATGATGAGCAGCAATCTACACCGCCTGCTAGACCTTATTAATATGGAAATTATGACAATAGCAAGCGGTAGCAAAGGGAACGCCTACGTTATTAGTAGCGGGCGCTCCCAACTGCTAATTGAATGTGGTATAAACTTCGACAAAATAAGAAAAGCGCTAAATTTTGATTTATCTGCAGTGGAAGGTTGTTTAATCAGCCACGAGCATGGAGATCACGTTGCTGGCGTAAAAAAAATGTTACGCACATCGAGCATTAAGATATACGCGTCGGAAGGCACCCTATCTGCTTTAAATGTTCCAGACAGCCGACAATTCATTTTAAAAGAAAAAAACGCTCAAAACATCAAAGAATGGATTATTTTGCCGTTTCAAACTGAACATGATGCAAAAGAGCCGCTTGGTTTTATGATTCAACACAATAACGAAAGACTGCTTTTCATTACAGACAGCTATTTTGTAAGATACAAATTCAAAAACATCAACTATTTAATGATTGAGTGTAACTATTCAGCAGATATTTTAGAAGAAAATGTAATAAATAAAGTTATACATCCAGTTCAAAAAAAGCGTGTTTTACAATCGCATTTCAGCTTAGAAAATGTAAAAGAGTTTTTGTACGCAAATGACTTATCGCAACTAAGAGAAATTCACTTGCTACACATTTCTTCTAGTAACGGAGATCCCAATATGTTTAAAAATGAAATTCAAGCATTAACTGGTGTGCCAGTTTATGTACTGGAGTGAAAAAAATGGAAAACGAAATTCGTGTGAAAGGAATATTTGAACAAGGATACGGAATAATAGCAAAAGCTTTGATGCGAGATAAAGACTTGAGTATTGAAGCTAAGAGCATTTATTCCTATCTTGCAAGCTTTGCTGGTGCAGGAAATACGGCATTTCCTTCTGTTGAACTTATTATTGCAGAATTAAATATTAGTAGAGATAGATTTTACAAGCACCGGAAACAACTAGTTGAGAAAGGATTTATCACTGTAATTCAAAAAAAGGGTGATAAAGGTCTACAACAAAGAAATATATATCAACTAAATCCCATTTTAAAACCGCAGTCGAGTTTTAAGGACACGGAAAGTCCGCAGTCGAATTATCCGGAGTCGAGTTTTCCGCAGTCGGATTATCCGGAGTCGGATAACACGTACAGTAATAATAACAGTCTTACTAATAACAGTATTAATAATAACAATATAAATAATAACAGTAATAGTGCTGCTGCAGGAGATAGTAATAATAACTTAAATAGTGAACTAGAAGAAAGAGAGCGGCGAGCAGCAGCAGAAATTCCTATTAATTTAAATGCATCTCCCTTAATCACCTATGAAGGTAGTTTAGGGCTATTAAATGCTATTCAAAGAGAGGATTTATTTCAATGGGAAGCAGAGTTAAGTCGACCGATAGTCAATTTTGCTATTTATCACGGAAGTATGAGAGGTGCACGAGGATATCCGTTGATAAACGATATCCTGCGCAAATGGCATCAAAATAATATTAAAAGCCTTTCAGAAGCAGTTGCATTTGAAAAAGAACTAAAAAATAAAGCACAAATAAAAGGTGGTGCTTATGTAAGTGGAGGAAAACGAACCAATCAACAAAATCAAAATTTCGACTGGTGATAATGAGCCACTGACTTTTGGAAACATCCAATTTATAGAAAATAGGAATTGTAAGGAATGTGGAAATGAATATCCCGTTTACTCAAGAAATGGCATTGAAGTGGATTTTTGCATCAATTGTGATAATAATCGAGTTCAAAAAGATATGCAGAAACGATATGAAGAGACAGAAAGACAGCGACCAAACAGGCTGATGAAAGAATTTTCTTTCGTTCCTGATGAGATTAAGTCACAATCTTTTAAAACATTTAAACCAGAAACAACAGAGGAGCATGAAGCTTTGCAACAAGTTATTGATTTTGTAAAGTCATTTCCTAATGACCATACTTTAGTGCTAGCCGGCTCCGTCGGGACTGGCAAAACTCATTTGGCATATTCTGCGGCAAGAGAAATCATAAAAAAAGGTTACGTTGTCATTTTTGTAACTGTTCCAGAATTGTTGGAAAGCATCCGTTCCACTTTTAACAACTCAGGTCTTTCAGAAACCGAAGTTAAAAGAATATATAAAGGGGCTGATTTGCTGATTTTAGATGATATTGGAGCGGAATATATTAAAGACTACGGTAATGGCAGTTGGGCAGCAGAAATAATATTTGACATTGTAAACGCAAGAACAACAAAGGCGACAATTTATACTACAAATTTGGCCGGAAAAGATATTGAGGATCATTACGGTGGCATTCAAGGCAAACGAATAGTATCACGTATGAAGAAGAATAGTACGGCAATAAAGCTAACTGGCAAGGATAGGAGGACAAGTGAATGGTAATGGTTAAAGCAACGCAAGTAGAATATATTGGTTTTTCTGGTTCAGAAACGGCACACGTTATCATCTGGAAGCTATTAGACAAGAAAATAGCGAAAACAATATGTTATACAGCCGAAGAAGTAGAGGAGCAATTAAAATTACACGCATGGAAATTTGATGGATATGAGGTCTTATCTAATGCAGATGAAAACATTTAAAATTTGGCTGAAAATTTACTGGGTTTCTGGCCTTTGTCAAAATAGAAGCTTTGAAGTAGAAGCTAGAACTTTCAAAGAAGCATTTGATAATGCAGAAAAAATGGTATCTCAAGAAAAAGTGAAGAAAATAAAACATTTACAGGGAGATATCGTAGGTTACATTTTTGAACCGCCAAAGAGAGGGGCTAATAATTTTGAAACGAATTGAGTACGTTGAAATTGTAAAGAATATACCAGGAACCCCTTTTAAACTTGGAAGAGTTTATGAAGTAGAACGAATGGGTTCAGCAAATGCACGTGTGCGAATTAACAACAGTATTTATCAGGTGCCAAAAGAAGCGCTAAAAGTTGTTGAACAGGTGGAGCGAGAGCGGTGGGAAGAAAATGATAAAATTCACGATTAATATTCCTCCACATCCACAAGAACGTCCGCGTTTTAGAAATGCAGGCAATTTCGTACAAACATACGACCCGCCTAAGTCAAAAGAGTACAAAAAGAAAATTGCAAATGTGGCTCAGATGTATGCACCAGGAACGCCAATAAGTACGCCTATTCAAATAAAACTAGTTTTCTTTGTAGCAATGCCTAAATCAAAATCTAAAGCCTGGAAACAACGAGCGGTCCTAGGCCGAGAGTTTCCAGCTGTAAGGCCAGATATTGATAACTACGTTAAAGCCATTTTAGATGCGCTTAATGGAATTATGTTCAGTGACGATGGAAAGATAGTTGAATTAATCGCTTATAAGAGATATTCAGACTTACCTAGAACGGAAGTTAGCATAACAGAATTAGTTTCAGAAGTTCAAACAAAATTATTTTAAAAAAATTGGAGGAAAAAGAAATGATTAATTGCTACGCAGAGGTTAGAAATGTACAGGTGAAACCGAATGACACGGTGGAAATTAAACTAGTTGTTGATGTAGATGAATTATCTGGCCAAAACGAGGAACTTATGAAGCTTGTAGGTAGAGAAGTAAATACTTCACTCGAAAGCAACCAAATATCTTACCGTGAAAAGGTTGATCCAGAGACACAAGAGCCCGTTCTTAAGTATATGGTTCACAAGGATGGGACTGTAGCGATGTACTCACAGGAAAAGCTTGATTTAGAACTGGAAGAATTGCCCGCAGAAGAACGTTCAAGCGTAATTAATAAATCAGAAATCGATGAATATATTCTCGCTTGTGAAGGGGTTGCGATGACAATACCTGGCGGGATTTTTGAAGGGAAAGAAGTGCTTCAAAAATTATCAGAGGGTGAAGACATAATGGATTTAGCTAAGTTTTATGGAACTCCGGTTAAAGAAATGCAAGACACTTTAGATGAATATCGTAAATTTGTAGCTGCCAAAGCAAAAGCATGGCAAGACTGGAAAAACAACTCCGAACAAACAACTGAAAATGATAATCAAGCAACTTTAGAGTTTGAAACCGAAGAATAAATTTTTGGGCGGGAAATCGCCCTTATAAAGAGGTGAGAAAATGCCATCAGAGGCACTGAATTTATTTGATTTAATGGATTACTATCCTGAACAAGCAGCCGAAAAAAAGCGAAAAGAAGAAGCTTTAAAGCCAATTAAAACTCATAAAAACGATAGATTAGATTATCCTACAGCAAGAGCCGAAATAGAGCGGATTTTAGGTAAGAAAGTAACTACGGTTTGCGGGTATTATGATCACCCTATTAATAAAGAGATTCGCTGGATATTCAATTTAGAAAAAGGATGTTGCTACATTAACGAAAAATGTCAGCTGTATTCAACAGAAGAACTAAAAGGATTTAAATATCGCGGAAAAGTACACGAGGAGGTTTTCTACAATGCAGATGATAGAAAAAAAGCTACTACAACAGTTAAGTGAGCGAAGAATAGGCGTTCAACATCAGATTGCTTCACTTGTGCATACAGAGAAGTGCACGTTGTTAGAAGCTTTAAAAATGACAGATGCAGAAGTCGATTCAATATTTAACGAAATGCGCATGGAGCTAGATAGTTAGTTAGGAGGAAGGATAATGACAACTGTTGAAAAGTTAAGTATAAGAGAGCAAGCACTCAATAAAATGTTAACGGAAATGAATGAGAAACATTCAGGGGCTGAAGATGTGATACATAACTGGCTCTGTACTCAAGAAGAAGAAGCGATTTTTGAAGGCATTATGAAAGATGATAGAAGTATTAGTGGGGCGGTTAAATACTGCTCCTCAAGGGCTTCAAAGCATCAGGCGGAAGGTGTGGCCATGATTGATGACAAAACGGTCTTTTTTTGGGTGAAAAAGTATTTTATATCAGAAAAAGTGCCGAAAAGTAGTGTAAAGGCTACAGTTAAAGCAACTGAAACAAAACCAGAAAAAGCGAAAGTTAAAGCTAAGAAAAAAACGAAAAAAACAAAAAAAACAACTGCGCATGAAGGGTATGAGCAATTAGATTTGCTTGATTTCTTATGAAGAGAGAAGCGCAGAACTATATTGATAATAAATTAAAGCCACCTAAATCATTTTACAACTGGTGCTTTTCTCAAATACCAACTTATAAGTGGTCGAATAAAGAAAAAACTATATTAGCATCTAATCGAAAAAACTGCAGTGTTATTGAACGAAATTTAAGAAAAAATTCAAGTATGACATTTTTTGGGAAGTTGCGTGTGTTCGGAATTATCTTAGTTACAGCGAAACGAATTGAGATACAAAGTTATGCCTTTTGGAACCGAGTGGAAGAAGGAAAAGAAATAATTAAATTTGAACTAGTAAATTTTGAGCAATTTGCAGAAGAAGAGCATGTGAAAGTTACAAGACAAAACAATAAGTATTGGTACGGTTTAACGGCAATACATGGCGGTCTAAGCGGTGGTCCTTACTCAACAATTGAGTTTTTCCCGAATAGTTGGGAAGATAAAATTAAAAACATGTCTGAACTAAGATATTTAGAAATCCCACATATCGATTTCAGAGAAATAGAAAGCATGTACAAATACAGAACAGAAATCGAATTCTTACAGAAAATAAAAGCCCATCGACTTGCAAAAGAGGTGATGTATCAAGAAATCAATTACTCACGAGGGTCATGCAGGAAATCGGTAGATATGCGTATTATTAACGCAAAATGGTTGAAAGAAAACAAGCCTTTTTTTAAGAACACGAATAAAGGTTTTATAGAGTTTGAACTAGCTAGAAGAATTAAACAACGTAATGGGAAATTAGTGCCTGGCATTGAAGAATACTTGGACTATAGAGATATTAATAAAATCCCTACCAATATTGGAATAGTTCGTTTTCAGAATTGGATTATTAAGAATGAAGTGGATTTTAGTTACTACCTAGATTATCTAAACCTAATGCGAGACTTAAATATTGCAATCGATAGCGAAAACATAATTATGCCTAAAAATTTAGTAATAGCTCATGATAACGCGGTCAAATTACTGTACCAAATGAAAAATGAAGTTGAAGAACAACAATATAAAGTGCGATTTGAGAAGATAAAAGACTTAGAAAAAATGATAGATAATTACGCTTTTATTGTCCCTAAAAAAGCTTCGGATTTATTAACAGAAGGCAAAGCATTAAGTCATTGTGTGGGCGGTAGTAATTATATTAAACAACACATTGAAGGGAAAACAACAATTATTTTTGTTCGTGATAAGCAGGACTTAGAAAAGTCTTTTTATACGCTCGAATATAAAAATGGCCAAATTTACCAACTGCGAGGGAAACATAATTGTGACCCGACTAAGGACGTGCAAGAGGCTGCAAATAAGTGGGCTAAATTACTAAAAAGTAAAACAAAAGTATTACAGCATAGTTGAAGAAGGAGGAGCAAGCATGAGATTTAAAGAAGGCGATATTATCAAAAACAATTCGGCAAAACACCCTGACATGAGATTTAGCATTTTCTTAAAGATTGACGGCAATTACATTTATGTAATTCGCTTAGTCAATAATAAATTAGAAGAAGGTAGGCTCTATACAGCGCAACTGAAACAAACATACAGCAACGGTAAATCTGTTTTGGAAGTTGTGGGGCACTCAGAATCTTTCTTAATGATGAAAAGAGATATTTATCTATGTAGTAAGTAAGAAAGGAGAACGAATTCTGAAAAACGGTAAAAAGTTAACTAGAAGTCAAGCAAAGATGATAAAAAATTTAAAACAGACAATTGAGTATTGAATAGGAGGACGAATATATGTGCGAAACAGCTGAAATGATTTTAGAGGGTATTTTGTGTGAAAATTGCGGAGTATTTATAGATGATGCAAATCCGGGATATCCGAGAACATGTGAAGATTGCGAGGAAGATAACAATGAAAAACGGTAAAAAGTTAACTAGAAACCAAGCAACGATGCTAAAAAATAATGGTCTTAATCCGGATAATTGGCTCATAGTAAAAAATCTTAATGATCGAATGGAGGTAGTACACCGAGAAACCGGAAATACAAAGGTGATTTATAAATGACAGTACACAGATTAAAGATTTTACCCGAGTTTTTCGAGAAAAAAAGAACACTTGTAAAAGCGTTTGAAATAAGAAAGAATGACCGTAATTTCATGGTCGGGGATACTCTTATCCTGCAAGAATATGTAAATGGTGAATACACTGGGCGAGAGTATTGGGAAGATGTTGTTTATATTACCGACTACTTGCAAAAAGAAGGAATTGTAGTCATGGGGACACTACCAAATGAGCGAGAATATCCGTTTTAAAGGGTGATGACATGTATAAAACAGAAAAACGAACATTACGGCAAAACAAAATGATTCATGCTTTGATTAGTGACATCGTAAAGCACACTTATAATGATTTTGAAGCGACAAAACCGAGAAGCTTCAGCAATGATTGTCAGGTTGTAAAAGAAACGTTAAAAGTAGCATATGCAGTTGAAGCAAATTTACCGGATGATTTCAGTACAGCGAAGTTATCAAAAATACAAGCTCGTGACTTCATAAGTTCCATTATAGAGTTTTGCTTTCAATTTGATATACCGTTATCCGCATCAGGACTGCAAATGACTGATGATATCAATAGATACCTGTTCTTATGTATCAAATACAGAAAATGCGCTGTAACAGGCCATAGAGGCGAAATACACCACATAGATGCAATTGGTCAAGGAAGAGATAGAAGAAATTATGATCACAGTAAATCAAGATTAATTTGCTTATCTCGAAAAATGCACACAGAAGCACATCAGATTGGATGGTTAACATTTAAAAACAAATACCACGTTGATGGAATAATTTTAAGTCCAGAAGCAGTAAAAGAATTAAATATATAAAAAAAGCCAGAGCGACTGCTCCGGCGTGGAATGTGATTCCTAGACAAAATCATTATACCACAATGGAGGGGTTGCGTGTGATGGCGCTATTCGAACTACCGCAAATTGACAATGTTAGAACAAAAAGAAACGTAATAAGAGCTTTAGAAAAATATAAAATTATGAGAGTTAGACTTGGCGAGAGAAGAATGCCAAAGTTAACTTCTACACTGACCATAGTGCCACCATCATTTAATAATGAATTCCATTCTACGACAGAAGAAAGTGCAATATGGAATGTAGATGCAGTAAATGAAGCAAAAGCATATGTTAAATTGATTGATCATCACATCAACCAACTTCCTGAACGGAGTAGGCAAGTGATAATAACTAAATTCATTGAAGAAAATAGTGATTATGAAGCTATGTTGGCCATACATGTAAGTCACTCACAATACAAAGAAGAAAAGAGAAAGGCAATTGAACGTCTAGCCTACCAGCTTAATATAGTAGTTGAAAAATGAGGAGGGAACACAATGAATAATTTAGCAGTATTAGATAAAAATAATACATTAAACAGTCGTGAAGTTGCTGAAATGGTAGAAAAAAGGCACTCTGATTTACTACGTGATATCGAAACTTATATTAGATATATCAATCAAAACGCAAAACTGCGTTCTGATGATTTTTTCAGTGAATCTACTTATCAAGCTGGCACCGGGAAAGATTATAAGTGCTATGAAATTACAAAAATGGGCTGTGAAATGATAGCTAATAAATTAACTGGGGCAAAAGGCATTCAGTTTACAGCTTTATTTGTACAAAAGTTCAACAAATTAGAAGAAAACGAAAAGCAAACTTTCTATATTCCAGGAACCTACGCTGAAGCACTTACACTTGCAGCAAAACAAGCTGAACTAAATGAACAGTTAATGTTAGAAAATGAAGTGAAAACACAAACTATAGCCGAATATGAACCAAAAGTGAGTTATTATGATCAGATTTTAAAATCTCCTGGATTAATAACTGTTACGCAAATTGCGGCTGATTATGACTTGACCGCACATAAGCTCAATAAAATATTATACGAAGAGCAGGTGCAGCATAAAGTTGGTGGACAGTGGATATTATACAAAAAACATATGAATTTAGGTTTGACTAAATCAGAAACGGTCAGCATAGTTCACAGTAATGGACGTCTAGGAACAAAAGTAAACACCAAGTGGACTCAAAAAGGGAGATTATTTATACATGAAATTCTTGAAAATGTGGGAATTCAGGCTGTTATCGACAAGGATATTTAAAAAATCGGCTTTTTACCGGATAAAATTAAACTTTTTGCTGACTTTTTACCGGCTTTTTACCGGACAAAAAACAAGGAATTCCGTGGTAAGATGTTATTGTCAAGAAAATAAGAAATACCTCCATACCTCCATCCTCTAGTGGCAGACAAGTTCTGATGTGGAGGTTTTTTTAGTTATTAGGATTGAATGGCTGTAATTGATCTATGAGATTTTGTTAAGTAATGGCTCCTTGAAATCTTTATACCTTATTTCCCTCTAAAGATTGAAACGTTACTTTTTGTTTGTTATATTAAAAATAAAAAGGGTGTTTATGAATGGAAGTAGGAAGTTTGGCAGAATGGGTATCAGGAATCGGAACAATTTCTGCTGTTATTGTTTCTTTGTATTTGGCGAATAAAAAACCAAAACGGAATCTAGAGATAACTTGTAAAATTGATGAAAAAAATTTTATTGGAGAAGGGAAAAGTTATGATGATGAAGTAGTTAAGATTTCTATTACTAATTTAAATTTTTCTCCTATATGCATTCAAAATATATATTTTAAGGACTTTTCAAAAAAGATATTTGAGTTGAGAACAGATAAAAGAGAATTTGATGGTAAAGTTATCAAACTACCAAAAGTAATTTATGCTAATTCATCTGAAGAAATATATTTTCGGACGAATGATCTTAAAGAAAAATTAAAAGAAAGCAAATTTAATAATGTATTCAACGGGAGAGTAATTGTCGTAGATGATTTTAACAAAAATTACAGTTGTAAAATTAAATTGGAATGTAATAAAGAAGTTTAATTGAGTAAACTGTATAAACTAAAAGAGTAAAAGAGTTCAAGAGGGCTCTTTTTTTATTGGAGGAAATAAAATGATTATCAAAGAAATAGAAGTAAGCAAAATTAACCCAGCAGCATACAATCCGAGAATAGATTTAAAGCCTGGTGATTTGGAATATCAAAAATTAAAAAAATCAATTGAAGAATTTGGCTATATTGACCCACTGATTTGGAATAGACAAACAGGTAATTTGGTAGGGGGACATCAGCGTTATAAAATTTTACTCGAGGGAAGTCCTGAAAAGTTGACTGTATCAGTAGTTAATCTAGATTTAAATCGAGAAAAAGCATTGAACATTGCCTTAAATAAAATAGAAGGTGGATGGGATAATGAGAAGCTAGCAATCATTTTCAATGAATTAAGTATTGATGATGTTGAGCTAAGCGGCTTTGGAAATGAAGAAATTGATGAGTTACTAGTCAAATTTAATTATAATATTGATGTGGATAAAAATATTGAAGATGATGGATTTAATGCTGGAAAAGAAGTCGAGAAAATAGATAATCCTGTTGTGAAGTTAGGCCAAGTTTGGCAACTGGGGCCGCACCGATTAATGTGCGGAGATGCAACGAAAATTCCAGATGTTTCAAAACTAATGAATGGAGAACAAGCAAATTTAGTAGTAACAGATCCACCATATAATGTTGCAGTTAATTCTGATTCAGTAAGTTTAACTGATAGCGGCAGGGATAAGATTATGAATGATAATATGGATGAAGACGATTTTAAAAAATTTTTAGATGACTATTTCCAATGCACGGCAGAAGCAATGGCCGATAATGCTGCTATTTATGTATTCCACGGGTCATCCTTTCAACGTGAGTTTGAGAACGCAATGAATGCAGCTGATATGGAAGTAAGAGCACAGTGTATTTGGGTAAAAAATTTTCCGTCATTCGGGTTCAGCCAATATCGTTGGCAACATGAACCTATTTTTTATGCTCATAAAAGAAAAAAAGCACCCAAATGGTACGGAGACAGAAAACAAGCTACTGTTTGGAGAGATAGTGTTTTAAATAATGATTTAGAAGAGTTACCATCTACAATTTGGGAAATTAGTCGAGGAGATGTAGGAAAGTATGAGCATCCTACCCAAAAACCACTTGATTTACTTGCTATACCGATTAGAAATAGTAGCAAGCGTGGTGATATTGTCATTGATTTTTGTGGTGGATCAGGAAGCACCTTGATGACTTGCGAACAACTTGATAGAGAATGTCGAATGATGGAACTAGATCCGAAATTTTGTGATGTAATTATTAAAAGATACGAACTTTACACAGGAAAAGAAGCAGTATTGATCGAAAAATAAAAGAAGAGGTGCGTTAACACCCCTTCCACATACCGCCATCACTGGCGTGAGATAGTGAAATGACCACGCGTGGTTTTGAGAACTCACTATCTCTTTTTCTATTCTAATAGAAAGCTGGTGAAAAGGCAATGCCGAAACAGAATAGGCGTTCGATTGACGAAAACGAAAATGATGAATTATTAGATTTAGAGATTAGCAAAGCTCTTGAAGAAGCTAAGACAGATGAAGAATACAAGAAAATTATTCGCGCTACACTAGGCAAATGGCTTAATAATTTGCAGGAAGGCAATATACGTCTTGAATCTGTAAATGACCTTAAAACACTAATCGAAGCAGATAGATTACTAAGAAGAGATTAATTTTTATATAAGTTGTCAACGAAATAAAGTAAAAACAAACTCAACACAAGACAGGTGGTGTCTGATATGGCAAGGAAACGCGACCCGCGAAGGATTGAAGCAAAAAACTTGTGGCTCGAGTCTGGTGGAGAAATGAAACTGGTTGATATTGCAAATAAATTAGGCTGTTCGTCTAATCAGATACGAAAATGGAAATCAACGGAAAAGTGGTCCATTGATGACGAAATAGAGAGCGTTCCTAAATCGAAAAGTAACGTTACTAATGAAAAGGAACGTTACCATAAGTTAAAAGGTAACAGCAACGCCATCGGTAATCGCGGAGGTGCGCCACAAGGCAATAGTAATGCAGTAGGTAATATTGGCGGAAGCGCACCACCAGGAAATAAGAACGCTGTTACCACCGGCGAGTTTGAAACGTTGTCCTGGGAGTTTTTAACAGAAAGAGAGCAGCAGTTGTATGAGAATATGGATGGCAATTTAGTAACTCACATTAATCGAACTATACGCGAATTAGAAATCCGAAAACGTCGCATGATGGAACGCATCGCAAACATAGAAAAATCAATGTCTGATGTTGAAATAAGCACGCTTAAACAGCTTAGAGAAAAGGAATACATCGGCGAGAAGAATGGAAAAAAGGTTGTTCTTCACAGACAAGAGCTAGTAACTGTTGAGGAGCGCGAAAGAGTGACTGCTAAAATTGATCGCATTTTAAGTATTGAGAACTCGTTGAATAACGTCACTAGTCAGCTAATTAGGGCGATAAAACAGCAAAGTGACCTAGAACAAGCGGAGGTAAAAAAGGGGCTAATACGCTCTCAAACTAGTTTAAATAAGGAACGAATTATCAAGCCGGAAGCAGCTAGCACTTCCCCTGATTTCTCGCAAATGTCCACTGAGGAGTTGAAGGAGTATGCTGCTAGCCTCAAACAATAAAGAAATAGACAGAGAATACCTTTATGATGAAGCTGTAAGGGAGATTGCTAGAAGGGAATTTGCAGAGTTTTTTTTCCTGTCGCACGGGAAAAGATATAACTTATTGAGACACCAGAAGCTGATTGCTGACAAACTTCAAAAAATAATTGATGGGGAACAAAAACATTATATTATTGAAATTCCTCCCCAGCATGGTAAGTCAACAGTAATAACTGAAACTTTTCCCGCCTATTTTCTAATGAGAAACCCGGACAAGCTTGCAATGGTAGTTTCTTATTCAGAGGAACTTTTTAAGAAATTCGGGCGTAAAAACAGAGAGAAATTCAGGATGTACGCAAATGATTTATTTGGTCTAAATATCAGTTCTATGTCATCTAGTGTGAGTAATTGGGGCATAGAGGACCATTTAGGAGAACTATACAGTACATCTATTCTAGGTGGAGCAACTGGGCGAGGGAGCGACTTACTAATAGTTGATGATCCAGTAAAAAATAGGGCAGATGCCGACAGTAAGACCATGAGAGACAAAGTATATTCGGAATGGCAGGATACTTTTTATTCTAGGTTATCAGCTAGCGGTAGTGTAATAATCATTATGACTCGTTGGCATGAAGATGACTTAGCAGGTAGGTTACTGAAAGAAATGTCCTTACCTTGGGAAGAGATTAAAATCCCTGCTATAGCCGAAGAGAATGATTTGCTAGGTAGAAAAATTGGTGAAGCATTGGCGCCAGAAATCGGTAAAGATGAAAAATGGGCAGCACAGACAAAAGAAGTTACTGGATCACGCGGTTGGACTGCCCTATACCAACAAAGACCAAGCCCAGCAGACGGGAACATATTTAAACGACATTGGATTAAGTATTATGTTCCGGATGCAGAATTCAAAAAGAAATACGGACTAGGAGACGAGGTGAAAATATTACCTCGTCTTTTCGATAAATCCGCACAATCTTGGGATTTAACATTTAAGGATACAAAAAACAGCGATTTTGTGGCGGGCCATGTGTGGAAACGAAAACAAGGGGAATTCTTTTTTATCGATAGAGAACACGACAGAATGGACTTGCCTGCAAGTATCAATGCAATTAACAGAATGACGACTAAGCATCCAGATGTCATTGCGAAATATATCGAAGACAAAGCCAACGGACCAGCTGTAATGCAAGTATTAAAAGGTAGATTAACAGGTATGATTCCGGTTGATCCTGAAGGTGGAAAAGAGGCTAGGGCAAACGCTGTTTCTCCATTGTTTGAAGCAGGGAATGTATATTTTCCCCATCCTCTTTACAAACCTTGGTCGGAAGATGTTGTAGAAGAATTAGTTGCGTTTCCCAATACTAGCCACGATGATGATGTGGATGCACTCACGCAGGCTTTGGTTAAATTGATGATAGGTCAACAATCGTTGTTAGATAGATATAAAAACTTAATGTAAAGGTGGTGAGCGGATGTATTCAATTGATAAAGCAAAGGAAGCAAAGATAGATTCAAAGATAGTTAATAGGAATGATTTCATGGTTGGCCATGGAAAAGCAAACTCTCGTGACAAGTTAACAAGGCAAACACCAGGTAACGGCCAAAAATTAGATATAAAAGCATGTGAAAATTTATATGCTTCTAACAGTATTGCTATGAACATCGTAGATATTATCTCAGAGGATATGGTTCGAGCAGGTTGGTCTTTAAAGACTGATAACAAAGAAATGAAAAAGAATATCGAGTCAAAATGGCGTAAGTTAAAAACAAAGGATCGATTTCAGAAGCTTTATGCAGATAAACGACTTTACGGCGATGGCTTTCTAAGCATTGGCGTAGTATCAAGTAATAGGGAACAGGCGGATTTGAGCACTGCTATCGATCCAAAAACAATTAAAAGTATTCCATATATTAATACTTTTAATACACAGAAAGTAACTCAACTCTATTTGAATCAAGATATGTTTAGTGAGCACTTTGGTGAAGTTGAGTTTTTTGAAGTTAATCGCGTGTCCCAACTAGGAGAAGAAATATTATCCGGAACGACAGCATCTACTTCAGAACAAATTCACCGTTCGAGGATAATACACGAGCAAGGATTGCGTTTTGAGGGCGAAACAAAAGGAAGGTCCATATTTGAATCGCTTTATGATATTATTACCGTGATGGATACATCGCTTTGGTCTGTAGGTCAAATTTTGTATGACTTTGCTTTTAAAGTGTATAAAACCGATGACATAGACGCTTTGAATAAGGATGATAAGGCGAATTTAACGGCAATGCTAGATTTCATGTTTCGTACTGAGGCACTCGCAATTATCAAAGGAGATGAACAGCTGACTAAAGAATCGACAAATGTATCAGGAATGAAGGATTTGCTCGATTATGGATGGGATTATTTGGCAGGAGCTGTTCGAATGCCTAAAACAGTCCTAAAAGGTCAAGAAGCAGGTACTCTTACAGGTGCGCAATATGATGTTATGAACTACTATGCTCGAGTTTCGTCAATTCAGGAAAACAGGCTTCGACCACAATTAGAATATTTAACAAGACTGCTAATGTGGGCAAGTGACGATTGTGGTCCGAGTATTGACCCTGATTCTTTTGAATGGGCTATTGAATTTAACCCACTTTGGAATTTAGACAGTAAGACAGATGCCGAAGTTAGGAAACTAACTGCAGAAGCAGATCAGATTTATATTGTAAATGGTGTATTAGATCCTGACGAGGTGAAAGAAACTCGTTTTGGTCGTTTCGGACTAGAGAATTCTTCTAAATTCAGTGGTGATAGCGCAGAAATTGATAAATTAGCTAAGCTAGTCTATGACGCGTATGCGAAGAAGAGCGCAGATGGTTAAAAGACGCGTTCCTGCGACTCGCTATCCACATAATTTAGAAAAGAGTTATACTAAACAGCTAGTAAAACTTAGCACGGCATTATCTGACATGCTTTTACATGAATTTGACACTAATATTAGTGCCATTCTAAAAACGTCTCAAAATCGCTCTGATGCGTTCAGAGAAGATGGTATAAGTGCTGCCGTTCAAGCTGTTTTAAATAAAGTAAAGGCGCTATCTTTTGGCTTATTCAACCCGCGAGACAAGTATTCCATAGCTAGTAAACATGTTAAAGCGATAAATACGACAAATAAATCACAAATAGGCAATCAATTGCGTTCACAAGGAATTGTGCCCACACAGTCTGAACCATGGTTAAGTGAGTTCATGGACGCTTCGATTGCCGAAAATGTAAGTTATATTGGTTCAATTGCAGACGAATTTAATGTCAAAACAGAACAAATAATTTTGCGTGGTGTAAAAAGTGGGCAGTCACTAAAAGATATGCGTGATGAACTGGTAACGCAAGTAGGTACATCAAAAAACAAAGCTGAATTTATCGCTAATGACCAGACCGGAACAATTTTTGGACAGATGACAGCAGAGAGACACAAAAAAGCTGGCATACCTGGTTTTACTTGGAGAGATTCAGGAGATGCAGCGGTTAGACCATCACACCACGCAAGAAATGGCAAAGTTTATTCATATGATGATCCAACTGCACCGATTCCTGGAACTGATTATAGATGTCGTTGCACAGCTGGTCCTGAATTTGATGAGTCTGTAGTTAAAGCTGCAACAAATGAGCGTAAACAACAAGAGCTAGAAGATAAAGCAACATTAAAAAACGCTTATAGCGAAGTAGCTCAAGCTGCTCAAAAAGCTCCGGATAATGTTAAGGACTTAATAAGTAGTAACATTACTGCAAATTCTTTTGAGATAGTGCGAGATAATAATATTGCATATGCTTATCGTCCTTCAACTAAGAAGATAATTATTAATCCAAGCAACAAAGCTATAAAATATTATAATAAGCAAGAAATATTACTTCATGAATCTGGTCATTTGATAGATTATACGAAATATAAATCTTGGGAAAATAAGAGTTTTACTATTTCCACTCAGATAGAGAAGAAAGTTGCAAAGTGGGATGAGATAAATGAATTGTTCAATCATGAGAAATGGGCAAATGATGATTACTTTAGCGATATCTGTTCGGCACTTACCGAAAACAAAGTAAAGGGTAATGCGGGACATGCTGCTTCTTACTGGAAACGAAAAGGGAGCATTGAAAAAGAGATTTTTGCAAATTTATTTGCTATGCTAGCAATGAACAAACAAGAATCAATTGCTATGGTAAAAAAACAATTTCCGATGATTTACGGATCGTTTATTAAAATGTTAGAAGGTGAATTGAAGTGATTAACTACAAAAAATGGCTTGATAGCATGATGTCCACTGAAGATGGAAAAATACTTTTTGAACGTTATAAAAAACTTTATGGCCATTACCCGCCGTTCTTACTTGACGCTACAGAAAAAGAACAGTGGGATGAAATTAAACGATTGATAAAAGACGCTGATAAATGATTCAGTGTCTTTTTTATGCCAAAAATTGAAAGGTGGTGAGAATATGAAATGAAGGTGCAACGATTTGATAAATCAATTATTACAGATTCAAATATGCAAGTTACTAAAGAAGGTTACTTAACTGTTAAGGCACCAGTCACTCGACCAGGGGTATTTCCTTATCAACGAGCGGACGGCAGTATTCAGCTGGAAGCTAAATTACCCGAAAACCTTTTTGCTAGCGAAACTATTCAATCGCTAAATGCAAAGCCGGTTACTAATGACCATCCGAGCGAACCAGTTAATGCAAGCAATCATCAAAAGTATGCAAAAGGAACAACGCATACAGACGCGTGCGTAAGTGATAACAAGCTATTCGTATCTTTTACTATTACGGACTCTAAGACAATACAAGCTGTTCAAGACGGTAAACGCGAACTATCCCTTGGCTTTGAATCGGAAGTAGTAAAAGAAAGTGGTACTTATGCAGGCGAAAGGTACGATGCCGTGCAAAAATCTGTATTAGTCAATCATTTAGCAATAGTTGATGAAGGACGCGTTGGTCCTGAAATTGCAATCCGAGGGGACTCTGCCGCTTTTATGATTGATTCAAAAAACACGAAAAAACAAGGAGGAAACAAAATGCCAGTACTCAAGATTGATAGCAAGGAATACGAAGTCGATTCAGTTGTTAAGTCACGATTTGACGCATTAGAAGCAAAACTGGATGCAGCAAATGCTAAAGCAGCTAAAGTTGATGCATTAGAGGGAGAACGTGACGGATTAAAAACAAAGTTAGATAAAGCGGAAAGTGATCTGGAAGAAGCTAACAAAAATACAATGACGGAAGAAGATATTGAAAATGCGGTCACAGAACGAGCTGCATTATTAGATTCTGCTAAAGTGATGCTTGGTGATGCATTTGATTTCAAAGGGAAAACTGCTCGTGAAATTAAAGAAGCTGCTATTAAAACATCGAATGATTCATTTGATTCTAAAGACAAATCAGATGAATATGTTAATGCTTTTTATGATGCGATGACAGTCACAGCAGATGCTAAGGGATATACTGCAGATGCTAACTTTGGCAAAGGAAAGCCTGATCCAAAAGAGTTAGAAGAAATTGAAAAGAAAAAAGCAGCACGACAAAATTTTGGTAAGAAAGGAGATAACAAATAATGAGTATTCCAACAGGACAAGAATATATGATGCCTGAATTAGGTTTAGGTAAAATTGCTTCTTATCAACGTTCGCAAGTTGATAGCGCAGCAGTAAAAAAGGATATCAACTTTGGCCAAGCCGTTCAAGTTCTCGATGATGAGGCTAGCCCGTTGGAGGCTACAGGTGATTTTTATGGAGTCGCTGTGGCAAAGAACTACGTAGATGAGTATACAGATGATAAAGTAGGTGTTTATAAACCTTCTGAAGCGGTGCCGGTGTTACGACAAGGGACAATTACAGTTATTGTGGATGAGGATGTGAAATCTGGAGAAAAAGCAGTTGTTAATACAGATACCTCTAATTTCTTACCTTCTACAACAGCAAAAACAACTAAAACAGGTGTAATTGGTGTATTTAAATCAACAACATCTAAAGATGGATTAGCAAAATTAGAAATTAATCTGCCTTAAAGGCAAAAGGAGGAAGAACAATGCCAGGAAAAATTACAGCAACAATTGAAGCACGTGACTTACAAGCTATTGACAATATTATTTATGAACCGAAACAAGAAGAATTAACTGCACGAAGTGTATTCCCGCAAAAATTCGATGTTAACGAAGGAGCAGAGTCTTATGCATTTGATGTTATGACGCGCTCGGGAGCAGCTAAAATAATTGCGAATGGCGCAGACGATATCCCGTTGGTTGATGTGGATATGGTACGTAAATCAGTACCTATCTATTCTATTGGTATTGGGTTATCCTACACAGTACAAGATTTGCGTGCCGCTCGTATGCAAGGAACTACAGTAGACGCTGCTAAAGCTGCAACAGTTCGTAGAGCAATTGCAGAAAAAGAAAACTCTATTGCTTTTAGAGGAGAAAAGAAATATGCAATCAAAGGGGCATTTGAAGCTACAGGCATTCAAATCGATGTATCCCCAGCCGATGGCGCAGGTAATGTTTCTAAGTGGGAAAAGAAAACCGCAGAACAGATTATTGATGAAATTGGTGCAGCTCATACTAAAATTACTGTTTTACCGGGGTATGGTACAGCTTCACTAAAACTATGCTTACCACCGAAACAGTTCGAATTAATTAATAAAAAACGTTACAGTAACGAGGATTCTCGCTCTGTATTGAAAGTTCTACAGGACAATGCTTGGTTTTCTGCTATTGTTCGTGTGCCGGACTTAGCTGGTATGGGTACTGCAGGTTCTGATAGTTTTGCGGTTATTCATGACTCGAACGAAACAGCGGAACTAATAATTCCAATGGATATTACACGTCATCCAGAAGAATATTCTTTCCCGCGTACTAAAGTGCCATTTGAAGAGCGCACGGCTGGCGTAGTGGTTCGATTCCCAGCTGCTATTGTTCGTGTCGATGGCATTTAAGAATTACTAGGAGGAATAAACAATGATTATTGAAAACAAAGGTGACTATGTACGTTTTTTAGGAAAAATTAGATTAGTTCCAGGAACAAACAAAATAGATAATGAACATGCTGAAGAATTGGAACAAGCGCTTAAACATCCGCTTAATAAACACTTGATTGAGTCAGATGAATTAAAAGTACCCGACAATTTACAACAAGATTCTAGCCTTAATGATTTCAATGCTACGAAAGCGACATTGCTGGTCAAGGATACTTTTGATTTAGGAGCTTTAAACGAATTTTTAGCAGATGAGACTACAAACGGAAATCGGAAAACTGTAATCGATGCTATTAATAAGCAAATTGAATCAATTAGCAATCCGCCACAAGAAGAACGATATGTTCCTGAAGAGGATTTTGGTAAATGAGGAGGTAACTCATGAAAACAGACGTTAGTAAGCTCAAATTAACGGCATCAGCATTAGCAAGCGTCTCTGATGATTCTCTACAAGTACACATTGATGATTCATATTTAGAAGTACAAGAAAAAGGATTTCCTGAAAAATTCGAAGAAAGAGCAAATAGGTACCTTGCTGCACATCTTGCAACATTAGCAAATAAAAATGTTAAGTCGGAAGCAGTAGGTTCTCTAAAGCGGGAATATTACGAAGTCAAAGGAGATTCTGGACTGTTGTCTACCGAGTATGGCCAAGAATATGCAAGGTTGCTTAAGGAAGCAAATGGCGGATCAGGAATAAGCATGGTGGTGGTTTGATGAAGGTAACTACTGATAAATCTACAATGAACAAAGCAATCAGGGAGCTGGATCAGCTAGACCGTTATAGCTTGCAAATCGGGCTTTTTGGTGAAGATGATTCTTTTATTCAAATGATTGCTGGAGTTCACGAATTCGGTTTAACCATACGCCCGAAAGGCAAGTATCTAACCATACCAACGCCAGAAGCTGGTGATAGGAGAGCGCGAGATATTCCTGGTCTATTTAAACCAAGAGGTAAAAATATTCTTGTTGTGGCAGGTCCTGATGGTAAATTGACGGTCATGTTCTATTTAAAGACCGAAGTTAATATTCCGGAACGTTCTTTTTTGAGGTCCACATTTGATGAGAAAAGCAATAAATGGGGAGAGTTGTTTGAGGGATGGATAGATGACATTATTCATGGGAAGTTAAGCGCCGAGCAGGTATATAACCGATTAGGCGCCAAAATTGTGGACGATATACAAATGAAAATTGTTGAGATTCAAACTCCGGCCAAGTCAGCAGCGACTTTGGCCAGAAACCCCAGAAAAAACAATCCTTTAATTGTCACGGGTAAAATGAAAAATAGTGTTACTTGGAAGGTGATGAAGTCATAATGGAAAAAATGATTTTCCAATCATTACTGGATAGTTTTGGTGTTCCATTGACAGTTTTTCCAAAGCAAGAAAAAGGGGGAGAATTTGTTAATGGTGAGTGGGTAGTAAGTCAGCTTGTCGAAACTTCTAAAATTGAAGTTAATGAACCCTTCATTCCAAGTTCGCTCATGACTCAAATGCCCCAAACTTCTGCCTACACAGCTGCCAGGTATGAAAAATACGAAATGATTTGGTTTTCTAGTCAAGTTCTGCCGTTAAAAAGCAAAGTGATCCACAAAGGGATTATGTATTCTGTTGAAGACGCAATTCCTTTCACTGACTATTCGGATGTAACGCAGTACAGTTGTAAGGCGGTGAGTGTTAGTGCCCAATGATAATGCTGGTTATGACTATGGAATACTTGTTAAAACTTTGATTGGTGCTGTTAATGAGCTTTCGGGAGGGTTACAACTTATTGAAAGTGCTAGTGGTGGAGAGCAACCAGAATATCCGTTTTGCCAATACACCATAACATCTCCTTACATTGCTATCAGCCCGGATATAGTGGAAGGGGAGCAATTTGAGATTGTAATCTCGCTTACATGGCGAGCCTTATCAGGCCATCAAGCGTTAAACTTGGCCAACATCACAAATAAGTATTTCCGCTCCCAAAAAGGGCGTTTTTTTATGCAAGAAAATGGGGGTATTGTTGTTGTCAGTGTTCAAAATAGCGGACTACGTGATACTTTCATTAGCATTGAATATGAGCGCTCAGCAGGCATTGATTTGCGGTTGCGTGTAGTTGATTCGTATTCAAGTGAAATACAAGAAATTGATAATATCAGCTTTACAAATGAGAATTTAGGAGGATAAAAAAAATGGTAGAAACTATTACAGATGTAAGAGTACACATTTCTGTATTGTATCCCTCTCCGCGAATTGGGTTAGGTCGTCCTGCGATTTTTGTTAAAGGAACGGCGATGGGTTACAAGGAATACACTACTCTCGAAGAATTGAAAGATACGTTTGCAGATACTACAGAAGTCTATGCGAAAGCAAAAGCAGTGTTTCTTCAAAAAGATAGACCCGACACGGTGGCAGTCATCACGTATGAGGATACGAAATTATTAGAAGCTGCCGAAGCGTACTTCTTGAAGTCGTGGCATTTTGCTTTGCTTGCAGAGTATAAAGCTGCGGATGCTCTTGCGTTATCAAACTTGATCGAAGAACAGAAATTTAAATTTGCGGTGTTCCAAGTTACAGCTGTCGCTGATATTACACCACTTGCAAAAAACACACGTACTATAGCAATTGTTCACAGCAAGACGGGGGAAAAACTAGATGCAGCGCTAATTGGGAATGTAGCAAGTTTGCCGGTTGGTTCCGCAACATGGAAAGGCCGTCATGGACTTGCAGGGATCACATCAGAAGAGCTAAAAGTATCTGAAATTGATGCAATTCAAAAAGCGGGAGGCATGTGCTATATCGAAAAAGCAGGCATTGCGCAAACTTCGGAAGGAAAAACCGTCTCAGGCGAATTCATCGACTCCATTCATGGTGACGATTGGATTAAAGCAACAATTGAAACTCGTCTTCAGAAGTTGCTTACTGAAACAGATAAACTTACTTTTGATGCGCAAGGTATCGCGCTACTGCAAAGCGAGTTGACTACCGTTTTAAACGAAGGTTTTGCGAACGGAATCATTGACAGTAACGATGAGACGGGCGAAGCTAATTTCTCAATCACTGCGCTTCAACGTTCAGACTTAAATGACGATGACATTGCTAAACGAAACTATAAAGGACTATCATTCCGCTATAAGCGCTCTGGAGCTATTCACTCTGTTGACGTATATGGCGAAGTAGAAGTTTAAAGGAGGAACTAACAGATGGCAAATGAAATGGCAACATACGATGCGAATACTGTATCTATAATCGTTAATGGAATCTCAATGTTTGGATTTTCTGACGGGGATATGGTTTCATGCTCTAAAGATTCGAATAACGTTGAAATTAAGTCAGATGCGCAAGGAAATTCGTCTGCAGCAGTAAATAATGACAGAATGGGGACAATCAAAATTGACTTAGCACAGACATCACCTTGCTACCCTAAATTAATCGATATTGCAAATCGTCAATTGAAAGTACCTGTTTTTGTTATTAGTGGCAAAGAAAAAATTGGCGGTTCGATGGCTTTTATTGAAAAATTACCAGACGCAGGATTTGGTAAGGGAGTGGGCGCGCGCTCATTCACTTTCAAAGTATTAGATTATACACATTCAGCATAATAATATACTAAGCGGCCTATAAGGTCGCTTTTTTAGGAGGAAATAACATGGCAGAGAAGAAAAATAATGCAACTAAAAATGATGTAGCAGCAGCTCAAGCAGCGCAAAATGTTCCGAAAGAATTAAAAAAACCTTTAAACAAGTTTGGTGCACAAGAGGATTTTGAAGCTAGTGACGGTACAAAATATAAGTTTCAATTTCCTGGTACGCGCAGAGCACAAGAAATCCTGGATGAAACTAAAAATGGCTATGGTGTGGTCGTAGATTCTGTCTATTATGAGCGAATTATGAAAGATGTAATTGTCGAACCTCTGGGTATGGACTTGGATTATTGGGATGAACATGAAGGTTATCGCGAGGTTATGAATGCAGCTGACAACTTTCTTGGTAGATTGCTTAACTAAGTTTCCTACCGCTCGACAAGCAGAGAGGGAAGTCAATAAAGAGTTTGATATTTGGCTTCCTATTATCGCTGGGATAGCAACGAAAGAAGAAGTTGAAGTTGCTACATCTTATGAATTAGCAATCTTATGTGAGGTTGCTAGACAAAAAATAGAACTAATGAAGGGTGGTGTCTGATATGGCAGGCGCATTGAGAAAAACAACAATCGAAATAGACTGGAAAATAAATAATCAAATGTTGCAGAAAGCTGATGAAGAAACTGATCGCATCGTTCGCTCTGCGGACAAGATGGAACGGAACTTCAATCAATCTGCTAGGGCTGTGGACGGCACCACCCGCGCCATACATAAACAGTCAAATGAAGTGAGAGAGAGTGCGACTCGAGTAGATAAGCTTGATAAGAATTTTAAAGAAGCAAAGAACTCGGCTAATCAATTTGGGAATTCTGCTAAGGGTGCTGTTGATAAAACTAAAAACTCCGTAGACTCAGCAAAGAATAGCGTTAATAAGCTAGATAATGAAATTGATAAAACTACTAAAAATGCTAATTCTAAATTCAGCGCACTAAAGACAACTATTATTGCGGTAGGTAGCGCTTTGGTGGTTGCTGGCGGGAAAGCAATGTTTAATTATGCATCAGATACAAATGAGTCATTAAATAAAGTGGATGTAGCATTTAAAGGAAATGCTAAAAGTGTCAAACGTTGGTCTAAAACAACTCTGGATAATATCGGGCTTGCGCAAGGTACGGCGTTGGACTTAGCTGCCACTTACGGCGATATGTCTACTTCAATGGGATTGAATACACAAGAAGCTGAGAAGATGTCTACTTCTATGGTCGACTTAGCCGGGAACTTAGCATCATTTAAGAATATTGATATTGATAGAGCGAATACAGCTCTTAATGGCGTTTTTACAGGTGAAACTGAAGCACTAAAAAGCCTAGGTATTGTAATGACTCAGACTAACTTAGAACAATTCGCTTTAGAAACAGGTGCTGGAAAAGTAGCGAAAAGTAGCACGGAAGTTACAAAGCAAAATATTGCACGTGAAAAAGCACAAAAAAAATTAAACGAAGCGATAAAAGAACATGGTAAAAATTCATTAGAAGCAAGAGAAGCACAAAGTAAATTACAAGAAATTCAAGCTAAATCAAGTGAAAGCGCAAAAGTTAATTTGAAAGACATGAAACAAGATGAGCTAGTACGTCTACGTTATAACTATGTTATGAAACAGACTACAAACGCGCACGGGGATTTTAAAAACACTAGTGATCAAGCTGCAAATGCAAGTCGTGTGTTTTCTGAATCAGTAAAAGAAATAGCATCAAATGCTGGCCAGTTCTTGCTGCCAATTATTACACCATTGATTATAAAGGCTAGTGATTTCACGAAAAAACTTTCTGATATTCCTGTAGCTGTAAAAGGGATGAAGGAGAAATTCAAGCCGGCTTTTGAGGTATTCGAGACAGTTGGAGATTTCTTCAAAAAAGACCTTATTCCCAGCGCAAAAGAATTAGCAAAGAACATGGGACCCGGTTTCATAGAGGGCGGGATTTTAGCTTTTAAGGGTGTCGGTGCGATTTTAGATGCAACTGTAATTCCAGGATTAAAAGCAGTTACTAAATTCACGCGTGATAATCCAGATAGCATGAAGAGGATCGCTAAATTCGCGACAGTGGGAGTGGCTGGATTCGCAGGATTTAAATTAGTAAAAAGTACTATTGACAAAGTAACTTACGCTATCGGAAGAATGAATAGCAAACTCTTGAACATTGGACCAAGTGCTGTGACTGGAGCAACAGAAGCTAATGTTGCAATGTCAACTATAGGAACATCCACGAATGGTGCGGGGGGAGTTGTATTACCTGGCGGAAAAGGAAAAGGGAAAGTTAAACTTTTCAGTAAAGCTACTACAGGGCTCAAAAGCATGGGGAAATTCGGCAAGTTAGCATCGGGAGTTGGTGTATTAGGTGTTGGATTAAGTGCTACTGAGTTAATTGGCATGAACAAAAAAAACGCAGGTGAAAAAACTGGTGGCTTTGGTGGTTCTTTAGGGGGCGTAGCCGGGGGTGCTGCGATTGGTACCGCTATAGCTCCAGGTATTGGGACTGCGATTGGAGGGGCAATTGGCGCTTTTGCTGGAACTGCATTAGGTAAGGAATTAGGGAAATATGTTCAAAAAGAAGGACCGAAAATATTAGATAAATTTAAAAAAGGTTGGAAAGGCTTAAGCAAAATTGCTGAAGAGCATCCGATTTTAGGAGCTAATATAAATGTAATAAATAAAACTGTCGATGCAGTAAAAAAAGGTATTAAAGCAACAAGAGACACACATAAAGCACTTTGGGAAGGCGCAAAAATAATGGTTGCCGACCCGCTCAAAATTGATGCGAGCAGTAAAGGTGTATCTAAAGACTCTGCTAAAGCGATGAACGAATATTTACGAAATGAACAAAAAATGCAAGACGGCCGCGTTGAAATCATGGTGTCTGGTCGTCGTATCACTGAAAAGGAATTCAAAAATAATTTACAAGCATACGATAAAATGTCAGATCAATTAATAGCTGCGACTGATAAAAAATCAGCTAAAGCGAATAAAGATTGGGATAAATTAGTTGCACTGGGCGCTGTTTCTAAAGATAAAGCTAGCGCAAAGAAACACACTAATAATGAAACTGCATCAATAAATAAAGCGGATATCAAAGCAAATAACGAAGAATTAAAAGAATTAGAAAAACAGTTTTATAAAGGGCAAGAAGAGATTACACGAAATGCTGAAAATAGAATTAATGCTATTAAACAGAAAGCTAGCAAAGAGAAACGGAAATTAACAAAAGATGAAGAAAAAGAGATTCAGCGCATTGAAACCACAACACTTGAGTTCCGTCGTTCAGAACGACGTTCTTATGAAAAAGATGTTAGAAAGATTGAAGAAAAGCAAAGAAAAGAAGCTGCTATTGCGCTCACTGCTTCAGCTAAAGAGCAAAAAATAATACTAGGAAACTTAGAAAACTCTAAAGAAAAAATGTCAGCAAAAGCAGCAGCAAGTGTTGTTAAAAATTCCGCAAAAGCTAGAGATGCTGCTGTTAAGGAAGCTAATAAAGAATATAAACAGACTAAAAAAATACTCGATGAAAAAAGATTTGTCACAGGAGAAATATCAGAAGAAGAATACCAGGAGGCATTAAAGAAAGCGAAGAAAAAGAAAAATGGAGTAACTAAAGAAGCTGAAAAAATGCACGAAAACGTTGTCCGTGAAGCTCAGCAACAAGCGAAAGGACATCTAAGAGAAGTAGATTGGGAAACTGGTGAAACATTAAGCAAATGGGATCAATTTAAAAAAGGAACAGCTGAAACATTTAACAATATTAAAGATGCAGCTCTTGGAAAATGGAATGAGCTATCTACAGCGACAGTTAATATTTTTAGCGGTATGAAGGATATGTCTTTGCGTGTTTGGGATGGCTTCAAAACTAATCTATACAAAATGGTTAATAATGTAATCACTGGTATCAATAAAGTTCTCTCTACTTTTGGCATTAAATCAATTCCGCTGCTTGGCAATGGAAATACTGGAGCTAGTCAAGAAAATAAGTTATCTGCAAAAGATAAAAAAACATATCATTCTACTTCACAATCAGGAAATTTAGCTATGAACTTTACCGGTTCTGATAGTGCCAGTGGGCAAATCATGGCTGGTGAGGAAGGTTTCGAGATTGCTTATAACAAGAACTCAGCACAAGCAAGAATCCTTGGTAAGAATGGACCAGAGATCACTACAGTAGCACCTGGAACAAAAATCCTCAATCATGCTGAGTCTAAAAAAATGATGTCAGGCGGAATGGGCGCCGGAACAGTTTTACCTGGATTTGCGAAAGGGACAAATGGAGCAGTAGAGTCACTGAAAAACCTTGGTTCAAATGCAATAGATAGTGTCAAAAACGCAGGTAATAAAGTTAAGGATGTTGCATCCTCAGCTTGGGATTTCGCAACTGATCCTGTCGCTGGAGTTAACAAATTGATGGCGAAATATAATAAGTTGCCTAACAATTCACCTATGGCGAACATGGCCGGCGGAATGTTCAAATATTTTGGTAAGGGTGCAGGCGAGTGGTTGAAAGAAAAACTTGCTGATGTTTTCATGACATCTGATGGGGTCGGGGAAGGAGGCGGGATGTTTTCTCCTCACTTTGGTTCACCATTTCGAATGACCTCTGGCTATGGACCACGAACAGTTTTTGGAAAACAAGAATTTCATAAAGGTATAGACTACGGAGCTCCGACGGGGACACCTCTTCCTGCTCAATACGGCGGGAAAGTAAGTCGCGCGGGCACAGCTGGCGGTTTTGGTAATTTAGTATCTATTACGGCTGGGAAAGGTATAGAAAACTTATATGGTCATCTCTCTAAAATCTTAACTTCTGCTGGTTCTGTTGTCAAAGCAGGTCAAATCATCGGCTTAGTAGGTAGCACAGGGCGCTCTACTGGTCCACATGTCCACTATCAAGTGAATCAAAATGGCAAACCTGTGAATCCTAGTAGCAGTCTTGGTGGAGGCGCATTTAACGGAAAAGGTGGTTCTAAAGCTGTTAACGGGTGGGTTCAACAAGCGATTGGCCTTGCAGGTGTTCCTGCTAGCTGGGCAAACGCATTGGCTACAATTGCAATGAAAGAATCTAACGGTAACCCGAGCGCGATCAACAACTGGGATATTAATGCAAAACGTGGGATGGCTTCACAAGGACTTATGCAGACGATCCCGCCTACATTTAACGCGTACAAAATGAAAGGTCATGGTAATATCTTAAACCCAGTTGATAACATCCTTGCAGCGATTGGATATATTAAAGCTCGTTATGGGACGGTATTTAATGTGCCTGGTATTAAGGCTTTGGCTTCAGGCAAACCTTACAGAGGATATAAGCGTGGTGGCCGGCCACCAGTTAATGAAACTGTTTTGGTTGGTGAAGAAGGACCTGAGCTATTTGAAACTGATACGGCCGGAACAGTCCATACAGCTCAAAAAACGAAGCAGATGTTAAACAAAAATTCGAGTGGAACAACTATAAACTTCAATCCAACTATCAATATAACTGTTGAAGGTGGATCAAGCGAAAGCGAGTCGTCTATTCGTAAAACTGTTCGAGCGGAAATGGAAAAATTATTCGAAAAACTTGTTGGAATTTATAGTCCTGGGGAGGTGTGATATTTATGGTAGCAACAATAAATTCTGTGAAATTAGTAAATACAAACGAAAGTGAGTCTTCTCCGTTCACTATTACAGATAATCCTGTGGAAACGGGTTCCCCTGTCTCTGATCACGTTCAACGCGAAACTAAGACACTAGAAATTAGCGGTTTTTTGCTAGGAGCTACTGCTGAAAAAGATTATGCTACTTTAAAAAGCTATGCAGAAAAAGGCACTATAGTATCATTTAGAGGTCGTGTATACTTCAAAAACGTGATAATCAGTAATCTATCAAAAAGTTATAATACAATAAAAAATGGTTTTGAGATTACGGTATCACTTAGGGATTTAAGGCGCGCATCGACGCCTTGGGTAAGAAAGAAAAAGAAAAGTTCTGGGAAAAAGCAATCTGTCAAATCAAAAAAAAGTCCTGGCACTTATATAACAGTGAAAAAAGGCGACTGTTACTGGAAATGGTGGAAGCGATATGGTACAAGTATCGCTCAGCTCAGGAAGTGGAATAAGTGGCCAGACAGGCGTATTCCTATTGGTAAGAGAGCGAGGGTTAAATAGTGGCTATTAGAAATTATATACCATTGGAACTTGATAATATTCCGGAACTTTTCGAATTTGATTTCGATGATGGCAAAAGTTTTTTATTCGGGATTAATTATGCAGAATCACAAGATTTGTTTTCTGTCGATTTATATAGTATTGAAGGGGAGCCAATCGCTCTGGGAGAGCGACTAGTATTAAACGAACGGCTTTGGGCAGACATTATAGACGATAGACTCCCTTCTGTTGACCTAGTACCTTTAGACGAATCAGGGAAAGAAACTAAAATAACAAAGGACAACTTCACGAAAACCGTGTTTTTGTATTTTGACGATCTTGCGCCAGAAATGGAATTGCCAACGTTGGATAATGAGGTGAGTATGATATGACTCAAATGCTGTGGATGCGCGAAATTTATGTGCATATAAACAACGGAAGTGAATATGCTACTATTCATGAAAAAAATGAAGCTTCAGGAAGTTTAAAAATTAATTTTAGTATTCCTTTCTCCGATGAACCCAAACCAGCGGAATGCGAAGTTGTTATATATAACTTATCTCGCAACTCATCTAATAAAATAAAAAAAGGTTCTACTATTTCGGTTACAGCTGGATATCAAGGAGATAAAGGTTTGCTATCCCAAGGTAAAGTTACGAAAGTGTCTACTGTGCCAAGCGGTGTAGACAAAATAACTACAATTAAATTTTCCGAAGGCGTCGATTACTCGGATAAAAAAGATGTAAATATTACATTCAAAAAAGGAACGTCTGCAAAATCAATTATCCAAAGAATCGCTACTAAAGCAGGAATTAAAATATATCAAATAAAACTACCAACGAATAAGATTTATAAATCTGGGTATACTGCGGACGGAGATGCTCTTTCAGTGATTGAAGAGATAGTTAAGGACTGTAAAGCAGCAATATATTATAGACGAGGTAATTTAGTCATTCGATCTATTAAATCCGGTGATGATGAACGTTTTACACTAAACAGCAGCACTGGCTTGATATCATCACCAGAACGTTTAGAGAACGATGAATACTCGGGATGGAGCTTTCAGTCCTTGCTACAGCATCGAATTGCTACAGCTTCTATCATTACACTAAAATCTAAAACCGTAAATGGAACATTTCGAGTCAAAAATGGAATGCACAATTATGATGGTTCTACTTTCACGACTCAGTGTGAGGTGGTATAGATGGCACAAGATACAAAGTTCTTTGATTCATTTATTAGATTAGTAAATTCAAGTGTATCAGTACTTCTTATGTGTAGAGTAGTTAATTATGATGCAAGCAATAAACGTGCGGATGTGCAGCCACTCAATTTAAAGCCCAACGGAGCAAAGCGAGCGATGATTTTAGATGCTTTAGTTTTAAAGCACACAGAGGAAGATATTTCTGAAGGAAAGATAGTAGCGATAGTATTCTCTGATTGCGAATTAGATAACATTAATGGATCAACTGACTTTAAACCAGACAGCTCAAGACAACATAGTGTTAATGATGCGGTTGTAGTGGGGGTGTGGGACGTATGAAAGATTTACTAATAGATAGCAACGGAGATATAGTGGTTTCAGATAACGACATATTAATGACTGATGGCGTAAATGATATTGTTCAATGTGTCAGGATGATATTACAGACACGTGAAGGTGAATTTTATTTTGATGAGAATTCAGGAATGAATCACGAAAATCTTTTTACGAAGAAGCCCAATTTTGATTACATCAAACAAGATGTAATTACGGCTATAGAAGAACAAGAAGAACGTATATCTAGTGTAGATAGCGTTCTTTTTGATTTTGACAAAGATACTAGAAAATTACATGTAAGCGTAAAAATGACAGGCTTGGATGGTCCTGTGAGTGTGGAAGAGGTGATATTAAATGCTTGACGAACACGGATTTAAACGAAAGACATACGATGAATTGCTTACTGACATGGAATCAAAAGCAAAAGAACTCTATGGAGAAGATATTAATTTGAGTTCCCACTCCGCGCTAGGTGTTTTTTTAAGAATAATTGCTTGGTTTATGTCACTTATACATGAATTAGCTGAGAGAGTGTACAACAGTGGATTTATAAGCTCTGCTGACGGTGTCCAACTGGATAGATTAGGAAGTAACATCAGCATTTTGCGCGAGCCGGCAATGCCTGCGGTAGTGACGTTAGAACTTACTGGTAATCCTGGCTACACAATCGAGGAGGGGGTTCAATTCAAGACAAAGAATGATTTCGTTTTTGAAATGATTGATGTAGTGATTCTAGATGCCACTGGAAAGGGTAGTGGTCAAGCCGTTTCGCAGATTTATTCAGATAAAGCAAATGTTCCAGCTAATTCTATTACAGTTGTAGCAGAACCAAACGAGGATATTTTAACAGTAAATAATCCTAACAAGGCCGATGGTGGTTCAGAAAAAGAAAACGATACAAGCTATAGGGCAAGGATAAGATTAGCCACTACTGCAACTCCTGGTCCACCCGTAAACGGAATTATCTCGGCTTTAAATCAAGTATCAGGTGTTAGAAGTGTATCGATAATAGAAAATAATAGTATTGATTTTGACGAGTATAATAACCCTGCTAAATCAGTTCATATTTACTGCCTTGGAGGAATTGACGAAGAAATTGGTGAAGCTATTTTTAATAGTGTAGCCGCTGGAATACAAACGGTTGGTAAAGTAACGGTTAAAGTAAAAGATTTATCTGGATTTGAGCATTCAGTGTATTATGATCGAGCTACTTCTTTATCTATTTACGCTCATATTATTGTCGATGTAAATTCTAAATTTGAAGACGATGGCGGAGACTTAATAAAACAAGCTGTACTAAATTATATAAATTCATTAAACATGGCGGAGAGGGTTATCCATTCTTATATCTATCCAGATTTATATCAAATTCCTGGGATTACAGTTGCGAATGTAAAGTTAGGAAAAGATATCAATAATTTAGCATCTGCTGACATTTTAGTTAATACTGATGAAGCTGCTTCTATTCGTTGGGAAGATATTGAGGTGACAATAAATGTCCGTTAAAGATTTTCTAGGGAAATTAACAGATGCTTTTACAAAGTCAGAAAAGAGTAACATAGGAAAATTATTTATTATTGTAGATCAGCAAATTTCCGCATTAACTACGGCTCTTGAAAAAACAGAAGAATGGAGAGACATAGATAATGCGGGAGGTAAGACTTTAAACAAACTTGGTGAAAATGTTGGACAGGATAGAGGCCGAGCTACTGATGAGGTATATCGTGTTTTGATTCGTGGAAAAGTTGCAAGAAACGCAAGTGACGGAACCACAAATAAAATCATCCATGCCATCGCAAAATCATTAGATTGCAATTATAAAGATATTCAAATAATCAATGCTAATGATTCTAATTCATCAGATGAACATGAACCTGCTGCAATAATTATTAAAAAGATTCCTCTCTTTGCTCTGAATGCCGTTGGTTTAAGTACTAGTCAATTTTTACAAATAGTAAACAGCTTAAAATCTGGTGGTGTTAGAGTAGCCTACATCAACTTAGAAGGTTCTTTTTCTTTTGCAAAAGGGGCAACGGAAGAGATAAGCGACGATGGTTTTTCGGAGATTGATCAAATTCTGGGAGGAACTTTAGGTGGCTTATTTACACCTGCTGATGACTTTAAGTTACCAATTTAAAAGAAAGAGAGGCGATAATTATGTCACGATTTAACGCAAATTTAGCTCGTTGGGAAGCAACGGGAACAAAGCCACCGGATAGTACCATTCAAAATGGATGGTTGGCAGGGACTAAGCCGCCGGCCGACTGGTTTAACTGGTATTTTAATAGCACGTATACAGCTTTGAAAGAAATTCAGGAAGTAGCAGCATTAAATGCTGATTTAGTCAGCCATACTGCTAATATAGATAATCCGCACAGTGTAACAAAAGCACAAGTTGGTTTGAGTGATGTAGAAAATTTTGGAATTGCATCTTTAGATGAAGCAAAAGCAGGTATTGCTAATAATAAACTGATGACTCCTGCGAGTGTGTTAGCAGTAATTAAAGATAAGTTTAATACACAAAATATTTTATTCGAAGGGGCGGCTTGGCCTTCGGGTAATACGTACAAGTTCGCGAATGCTCAAAAAGTCTCTGATCAAAACTTAGGATTGATTTTTATCTGGAGTGATTATGATGTTCTTCCTGGTTCAGCGAGTGTCGCTAATAATTATAACTTTGACTTCTCATTCATTCCTAAATTTTTTGTTACTAAGCACGCGGGAGCAAACGTAAATGTGCCCGTTGCAACAAATTTTAATGCTTCGGTCGCAAGCATAACGATAAAGACTCTTTACATTACTGATACGACTTTTGCGGGGCACGATTTAAACTCAAGTGGCTTAAATGCAAATGATGCTATTTTACGCTATATCATAGGAGTGTGAACGAGATGGAAATATACATTACTACAAATAACGAAGGTTTTTTAACTGGCTATTCGAAAAGCGAATGTATGCCTGGTAAAAAAATCGTGATAAACGATAATGATGTCTTTTTTCAACGAGGTTTTGCAAGTTATAAGTATTTAGGAAACCAACTTATATTTGACGAAGAAAAAGAAAAAGAGTTTCAGCATAACAAGACATTGCAGGAGGCAATGCCTAGTGCAGAAGAGCAATTACTGACTACGCAGGAAGCATTAGTTGAATTATTTGAGCAAAATACTAAATTAGAACAGCAGTTGATTGACACGCAACTCGCGATGGTAGACATGTACGAAGCAAATTTATAGTTTATTGAAGGGGGTGAGAAAAATGGCAGTGATTTATTTGAATCTGATTTTGAATGGTAAAAAAACATTCAAAGAAGTACCACGCTTGCTACAAGCACAAGTAAAAGCATTGTTAATTGACGCAGATTGCGCTGAATTAGCAGAATAATAATGTTTAGTAAGAAGGAAGTGAGGAGATGGCAAAAAAAGATAGTTTAATGTATCTACGAATGCAAAGATACATCATTACTACATTATTATCTGCTTTTAGTATTTTTTTAGGCGCTTACTTCATATATTTTTCAAATGTAATTGATTTCGCTGGGAAATATAAACAGTTTGCAGCTATAGAATTAGCAGCGGATAACCCAATCTATGGCACTATACTTGCGGCACATGGAACTTTGTTATTATTTAGTATTATAAAAAAATGGAGAAATTTAAGGATATATTCACTTTGTATCCTAATGGCGCTGTTCACACTTATGACAGTGTCTTTTTTCTTTGTGCAAATAGCTGGAGGAAATAATGTGTCTTGGATTTTTGGCATGTCATATATGTCGATGTGTTATTTCTCAATAAAGGAGTGAGGTAGTTATGAATATAGAAATAATGGTAACTATCTTATTAGCTATTTTTGCAAGTGGTGGTACTTACTTGGGTGTAAGATTAAATAATTCAACTTCAAGACAACAATTTTATGAAGATAAAATAACAGAGTTGCTAGTTAGGACAGAGAGTGCATTAAAGGAAGCACAACAAAGAATAGAAACACTAGAGCTTGAACTTGATATGACTGAAAATGAGAAAGATGCAGTGAAAACAGAATTGAATTCTGCACGAAGAGAGATTGTATCGTTGCAACAAGTTATAAGTGAATTAAGAGATAAACTTACAGAAGTAAAATCTAAAATAAAGGAGGAAAATACAAATGGTAGAGCAAAAAAAGAAAGTTGGGAATAACGAAATTAGCAAAACACATGTAAATAAATCTGCAGTTATTGAGTCAAAACACATTGTTCAAAAAGGGGAAAAATTATCAACAGTCGCTACAAAATATGGAAAAACAGTTGGCGAATTGGCAGAAAAAAATAAGCTAGATTCTTATAAATTGAAAGTTGGCCAGGAATTAATTTTATAGGAGGGATATCATGAAAATAAATTGGATTGTTCGTTTTAAGAATCCTGTGTGGTTGATCGCTTTAATAGGCGGTCTTTTTTTAATTGCCCAATCCGTACTCTATGTATTTGGTATTGAGTGGGATTACAACGAATTAATGAATAGACTAATCACTGTAATTACTTCTATCTTTGCCCTAATCGGAATTATTCAAGATCCGACAACAGCAAAAATAAAAGATAGTGAAAGAGCACAAAAATATATTGAACCAAGAAAGGATGAATAGAAATGGCAAAAGTGGCAATTTTTGGAGGACATAACGGAACTTATGAACAAGGTGCGAATGGCAATGGACTTACTGAAAAAGCAGTGGCGAAAGAAGCTGCTCAAATTGCAACAGCTTATGCTAAAGCATGCGGACATTCTGTCGTCAATGGATTTGGTAAATCATTAGCTGAACGAGCTAAATATGCTAACGCCGAAAACGTTGTGGGTGTAATTGAATATCATACGAACGCTGGCGGTGGACAGGGTTCTGAAACATTCTTCTGCGGAGGGAATGCAGCAAGCCAAAATCTCGCCAAAAAAGTATCTTCTTCTGCTGCAGTTAAAGGCTTGAAAAATCGCGGTGCAAAAGCTGATACCAGCACTAGGCATGGTCGTCTTGCAATTGTTCGAGATACAAAAGCTACAGCAGTGTTACATGAATTATTTTTCATTGATTCCGTTTCGGATGTAAAGATTTGGAAGGGAAACAAAAAAACGATTGTTGAGGCTGCAACGAAAGCTTGGTTACAAGGATTAAATCTTAATGCTGTTCCAAAAACTAATGTAGCTAAGCCTTCCCCTGTAAAACCAACAACGCCATCCAAGCCGGCAACTTCAAACAGCACTTATAAGAATAAAAAGTTGGTTTCTAAAGTGCCCAATTTAAGATTTTATGGTAAACCTTCGTGGAGTGATAAGGATGTGGCTGGCACAGTCAATAAAGGCTTCGGCTTCCCAACAGTTGTCGGAAAAATCAAGGTTGGAGATGCCTATCAATACAAAGTTAAAAATTCAAAAGGAGCAACATATTACATTACTGCCAGCAGTAAATATGTAGACATCAAGAATAAATAAATACTTTTGAAAATCCTCTGGTTTAATTACTGGGGGATTTTTTTATTTTTAAGTGAAGATATTCTTTAAATAAATCATAAAGTTGGTTATATTCTAAATGAGCATTTTCTAATGCCATAATTCCATCTTTAGTCAAACCAGACTCACTAAAATTTATTTCTAATTCAAAAAAAACATATTGTAAATTATTTTCTAATTCTAAGAATTTTTCCTTAATAGGTATTGGGAGATAGTGTAATCTATCAAAATATACTGTTCTCATTTTCTTATAGTTATTCTGTTTAAATGATTCTAAATCAATAATTGCTATTTCAAAGACTGGATATTCTTGAAAAGCAGCGTAGACTTGCCACATTGAGATATTTAATTTCTCTTTACGTT